TCATGCTGGATACAGCCGAAATCTTGAACCGTCGCGCTATATTTGCTCTCGTAATACATGACCGATATCGGCTCATATTTTTGCCCCCAATGCAGGGGCGACGTGACGCTTACGCGCTGGCTGCCATATTTAATCGGCATGCATTTTTCAAAGATGAGCTGGTTTTTTGAAGATTGGGTGTCAAACGCTTTGAACGCATTACTCGCAGTAATCAAATTGTGGCGAAATGTATACCACTCCGGAGTGCGTTGTGTGGGCTGCGGCTTGGACCGGAGATACTCAATTTGAGCCGCAATGGCGGCAACCTTTGCTTCATGAGTTTGGTCAAGGCTTTCCGCGTTGCTTATTAATTGCTCCTCATGGCTCTCAAATTCTACTGTAGCACCGTCATCTAGCAATAATGGCGTCACTTGCGTTCTTAATGGCATACACGTATCAAAATAATACTCTAGAGCATACGTGATAATGTCTTCCAACATATTTTGCGCCGCGTCGTCATAAAATATGTCTTGCAAAAAGGGCTGCTCCACGATTTCTTCAATGTCGTCGTAAATATTCTCGTCAAAATCGCTCTCGCTCATGCACGTGGGGTTTGACGTTATATAATCATCCGCCAAATGCAAACACGTCTCAAACACACTTATTAACTCTTGCTCAGTGAAATATTCGGCCGCTACGGGTTGAATGCTGTCAATAACATTTATTAACGGCTCTAAATCATTTATAGTAATATGCATTTTATATTTACATATTATTATACTATTCTGTTTATACTGTTTCATTATCTCTTTAATTTTGAGTTATTCTTTGTTATTCTTTGTTATTCGTTTGAATGGTCTTCTAAACTATAATTATTATTTCTGCATTTAGCAATAAAATGTATTCAATTTTATAATTATTTTTTTTGTATACTTAATGTATCAGCACATGTTTTTAGATTGTATCTATCGGTGCTGGAATAATGACGCGAAAAAACGGTATGAGCTAGCCGTTCAAAATAATATTATTGCTCAAAACAAACGGATCAAATTCAAACGGTTCCTCAAAATGCATCAACTCACCGTGGATGATTATGAAAAAATCAAAAAACAAATGCACATAAACTGCAATTGCACCGATGAAGACATCATGACATACATATCACAACTATACAATTTAGGACTATTGAAAGAAGATAAGACGATTTCCACGGAAAAAGAAATCCCCATTTTTGTTACATCCATGCAAGCGCTCGTTAAATCGTGATTATCATTTATCACACTTGGGGGTGCGGTCGTCCGCGTTATTTTCAATATTTGACAAGTCATTTTTAAACGCATACAGTGTAATTAACGGAAAACTTACCGGAAATGTTACCGCAGTCACTATACTGACCGTCGCATATTGAACTGCACTTGTGAAATACGTGGATTTGTTTGTCTTCGCGTCGCGGTCGCACGACAACCACGTAAATGCGCCCAACATAGACGTTCCCGCAAATACCGTCGGGAATAACTGCATGTATAATTTTGTAAATAAAGGTTGGCCTGACATTTGCAATTCAATTAATTTATATTTATTTATTATTTATTGCGTTGTCTTTATGTCTTTTTAGAACACATTTACTCACTCGAAGTTGCATGCATAGATTTAGAATTGTTGCGGTACGGCTTTCTCAACCATTCTTGCCTAGACTTCATCAAATTATTCAAAAAATTCAAAAACATTTTATATATTTATACAAATAAAATATTTTACAGATTTACTACGCAGCACTAAGACATGGGTTTATATTAAATTGTAATAATTTATATATTTAATATTTATATATTTAATATTTATATATTTATATATTTATATATTTATATTATATAATGGATACATTTACCACCTTATTTTGGATTTTTTCATTACTTTTCATTACTTTATCCGCATATTTATTGGTTTATAACAAACACGCCAATATATTCTACCTTCAAATTGCGTCAGGTTGCGGCATGTTTGCAACCAGCAAGATTGGACGCACTTTTCTAGGAATTGCATAAATTTACACCTCCGAAAATATATAATTATATTATAAAATATAATAATACATTAATACATACATGCTCAAAAATATAGCAAACTTTAATAATACAAATGATTATCTACCATTATTCAACGCGGTACTAATTACAGATTTATTTGTCATTTTATTATTAAACACACGTGTTATTACATCGCAAACCCTAAAAAAATGGTATTCTCAGTATAATTTATCCGCAGTCATCGCAGACGTATTAATAATATTAATTGTATTAATTCTTACTAGAGCCATTTATTACCACATATTTAACGATTTCTCATTATTAAAGTTTATTATTCTTGCCGTTACGCTACAAATTGCACATGATATTTTATTTTATGTTTTTTTCAGCTATGTGCCCAGAGGAGTAAATAAAATGCTTGATACATTCAAAGACTACGCAAGCGAAATGTCTTATAAAGCAATCTTTGCGGATAGCGGCATGATGATAATGTCATGCTTAATTGGGTCCTACCTCGTAAATAAAAGCACAAATACTAACATCATCGTATTAATTTCGTCTGCATATTTGTTACCATATTTATTATACAATTAATTTTATTATTTATTATTTAATATTTAATATTTATTATTTATTATTTATTATTCAAAATGCGGGTTCAACTTATTATAACTATCTAAATTATAAATTTTACATATTGTGTGAGTATCTTTTTTTACAACGCACCCGTCTGATTTAGTACAAACCTCCAAACAATCGCCCATTTTTTTTATCCATCTTATATATTTTTCATTAATAACTTTATTCTCATCTGTCTTAATGTATGTTCTCTTCTTATTCTCCATTATAATATATAATATATAACATATAACATTTGAACGCTTTATATTATTTTGTAAGTGCAATTACATTTAATGCGGCTGCTTCACCGTTCCTCTCGCCGTCTTCTTCGGTGGCAAACTTTTTAGCGTAGACACCCGCTTGTCCACATTCTTCAACGTAAAATGGCTCGTCTGCTTATTATAACTCAACGAGGGTATTGACTTGATTATACCCGTCGTCTTATCGTACACCACATCTTTCACGCGCTGGATTTTTTTGTGGTCCAATGCATCCTTCAAAAACTTCATCAATGCAGCACACTCCTCCTCGCAAAGCTCGTTCTCCTCCTTATACATCTCCGCAAACACCTGCAGCTTCCGTATCTTGGCAGTCTTGTCCAAATTGCTCCACGTATCATTCCCGTTTGTCGTCTTCTCGTTTTCTAAAAATTTATCCAAATTGTCTATATTATTTGTTGTGATTTTTGACACCGTTAAAGGCACACCGTTTAACATCATCGTCTTAAACTTGAGGGTCGTTAATTCCGGGCATTGGTCCTTCTCTTTTTCTTCCTTTTTATAAACTTCTTTAATCTCTTTTATGTCTTGGACTTCTTTTATGTCTTGGCTTTCATTAGTTTCTTGAGATATGATTAATTCCATTTATATGTTAATGTGTCTTTAAGTTTAACTCATTTTAATTATATATTATTTACAATATAATGATTAATGAAGTTGATAAAAACAGCACCAATAAAATCATTCATTATGACCTAGGGTCCACCGTTTCATCACAACATGCGGCGAACCCCGATGAAAAAACCATCACGTTCTTCGGGACCACCAACAAATACCAAATGAAGAAAACACTTCACAAAGGCCCTCCTCCCCCTCCCAATAAACGGGTCGCGTGCAAAAATTGGAAAATTGAGGGTGATATTCTTATTCATAGCACGCAGCAAGAGATTATTCAACATGAAGACGCCACGATTATTGACTTATACCCTCTTATTAAGCAACAAGTAGACCTCAAACTTTACAGCTACAAACAACAAGACCTCAAAAAAGAAATGTTCCTTGAAGACGCATTCATTACATTTGCAGAGACCTTACAGCATTTGCGTGATTGCAATCTATTGTGCGCCTATTGCAATGAGGGTGTGCTAGTTCTTTATGAAAATGTGCGCGACCCGCACCAATGGTCTTTGGACCGAATTGATAACGATTTAGGACATAATCGAGGCAACCTGGTTATCGCATGCTTGCAGTGCAACCTGAAACGCCGGCGCACCAAAATGTCTTCCTTTTTATTCACCAAACAAATGAAACTTGTCAAGGTCGGTTAAGCATTATTGCGCATTGTAGTCGTTAGAAATGGTAGGTTTATATGTGCGATTATATTAATATGGATATTATTCCACCAACCGCGGATTTAAACACGTCATTGCCTATAAAATATATTCTATGCGCGTTGATTGCGGGAGGGGCAAATAAAATATATGATGATATTGAAGATAATTTTAGATTGGAACAGTTTAAAACAGCGCATAATATGGAAATGCTCAAAGGCATTCATTACGTTACTTTTACTATTCTCGGGATTGCATATCCGTTATTTTTTATTATGATGTATGGAGCAATCTTTCTGAATAAAGTAACAACACCTTCATCATATGTGTTGCCATATGAAAATTCATTATTTTATTCATTTGCATTATTATTTTTATTTTTAGATTATTCAAAGATTAATGCTATTGAAAATTACGAATATTATTACATTGCAATCCTGAGTATAGCGATTGGATTTGGTGAGGTATATAATGATATGATAATTAATGTTGTTAATAATTTTTATAAATTTAAATATTACAATTTGTTAGTTGCAGATGAAGTGTCACATTCTAAGTTAATTATCCGGTTTTTAAGCATTATCGGATTAATTATATATTGCTCTTATTCAATATCCTCTGTTATAAAAAGTTTTGCGTTATACATTATTGGCTATGCTGTCATCTCTTGCTGCAGTCAGTTCTACTCCCTCTACATTTATAAACCACCTCAACCCATTGAAGTTCCTCCTATCATTCAAGAAAAAAAGGAAGAAACATTTGAACAAACCGAAGTTAAGGAAGACACTGACCCGCCTATAATAACGAGTGCAGCCCATGTTTAGATACATTTGGGTTTCAACCTTATTTCGTTCTTCCTTCAAATGTGTTATTATCCAAAAATATTTTTGCCGATTTATATTATAATCTCGCAATGAGCACATTAAAATGGTCCAATGGCTCGCACTATCAGCAGAGCAAGCGCCGGCCTCCAACACATAACAGCGCAAACAGTAACTCTGTGGACGATTTCTTCAATGCAGAACTGCTCACCCCTATGGCGCGCGCTTTAGCCAATGATGAAACCTGGACCGTGGATGATTCGGGCACGTTTTACCCCACCATTCCCTACTCTTTCGCGCAAGACGACTTCAAACCATCCAGCAAGCGCGAAGAAACATACAATAAAATGGCCGAGCGCGACATGGTGGGACAAACCAGCCGCAACCCGTTTATTGAAACGTCGCAGAATTATGCCGACGACATCAGCAGCCCGTTTTTAACGCCGGTTAGCACGTCGCAGGACAAAGTGCATGCCGGCCAAGAACTGGCTTATAATTCGTAGAAAACATAGAAATATTAATCTAAATAATAATGACTTAAAAAGACGTCACTATTATTTAATAACTATTAACCGATGGCGAACGTATCCTACTTCACGCAAAATGACGCCGTCATGGGCAAAATATCCGCGTTCTATGAAGACCACGACAATCTTGAACGGATGCTGCGGATCATCAAGGGCGAGACAACCATCTCCCTACGTATTGTGGACTGGTTCACCACCAATTATGCCAAAAAATACTACACCGTTTATAACTTTGAGGACGCGTTTGGCGCTAGTAAACGCTTTAAAGTTTACATCGAGTACAAATTAAAACTAGACGGTTACAGTAAGAGACGTTTTGACCCTTTTTGTCGATGGGAGAGAATCAACATACCGTACAAAAATAATAAATATATTGAAACCACGATCGGCCAACTAAATTTTTTCATGTGGGCCATTGAAAATAAGGTCATTGATTACATAGAGGAAAATTATGAGACCATTGAAAAAGATATGAACTCACGTAACAGCACGTCTAAGCGCACCACTGTGGCAGCGCCTCTTGTTGCAGGAAATACGAAGACCCGCAAACGTCGTGAGGAACTATCGGTTAGCGCATCAAAGGCGATTAAGAAAGAAGATGTGGAGATTGTGGTGAGGTTCAATTAGATGTTGATTTCAAAATCAACAGTCCCGTTTTCAAAAACAATATCCAATATTAAAGAGCTTAAAGACAACTTGATTATTAATTATATAATAAGATGAACACCGTAATGTCTGACAACACTTCTGCTGTTGAGAACACGTCTCCGCCCATTTGCGAGCTCATAGAATGTTATGAAAATAGTAAAAATAATGATTTGGTATTTTACGATTGTGGTTTTATGCATAAACATATTGAAAGCAGTTTGGAAGAACGATTTGAACTATTTTTACTAATGAATATTGATTTGCATAAAAAATATAAACCTACTGATTACCCCGTTTCACTTGATGATGCGTGGTTTTTTTTAGGCTTCAGTCAAAAGGCGCGCGCAAAATGCTTGTTAGAAAAACATTTTATACTTAACACTCATTATAAAATAATGCCATCTGCACATAATGACTGTTGCAAATGCAAAGGTTGCAATAGAGACACTACATTAATGACATTAGAAACTTTTAATTTATTATGTTTAAAAGGCGACACCGAAATGTGTCATAAAATTCAAAAATATTATGTAAAATTAGAAAAGGTCGCGATTAACACCATTGAGGATGAGTTTCAACATTTTGTGCGCAATACAAATGTAGAGGACTTTACTAAATCTCTTGACGATTTAATACCTCTTTTTAATACTCAAAAAGAGAACATTGCACATCATCTTAAAAAAAATTATAAAGAAAACGTTCATTACATTATTGATAAGAGCAGCACTGAAACATCCAATTGCAAAAGAGGTGGGCACAATAAAATAAGATATATGCTCTCAGAATATACATTTGAATTAATCAAGAATTCATATAATATAAGAAATAGATACATTTCAAATGTAAGCAATAACATTAAATGCGTTAACATTAGCATGTCCATTGAAACGCAAACTATCGGATTTATTGCGAATTCATTTTGCGATGTTGTTCCTTGCAAAAGGCAGCACATGTTTGCTCAATATAAAGTTGATTTGTATTTCCCTGAACAAGAATTGGTTATTGAGTGTGATGAAAATAATCACGACGATAGAGACCCGCATAAAGAGAAAGAACGCGAAGATTATATTCTATCACTCGGCAAAACTATCATACGATTTAATCCAAACCATAACAAGTTTGATTTATCATTTGTATTGCGCGAAATTAATAGAGTAATACTTAATAAGCACGATACCTCCATTAAATTAATGCGATTGCCATAAATTTATACATAACATCATCTTAACGCACCCGCAAAACTCCTGCAAAAAACATATATAATGCGTATCATATATGTTTTACAATTTTACAAGTAATGGTAAAGTGTGATTATACGAATTTATAAATGCCGGATTGATGCAAATGCAAATATTAACAAATTTCTTTATGTTCATAAAACGGTAAATAAAATAATAAATGCACAGCTAAATATATTGATACACTATTTATAAACCAACACCATAAAGATCCAGCTGTAACCAAGTTTTTATATATAAATATTGAAAAAGTTATTATAGCAAATAATAAGTGTGGCCATTTTTGTTCATATAAAAAACTAAATAATAATAAAAATAACCATAACCAAAAATATGCACGATTAATTGGAATATTCCATTCTAAATTTCCGGATGAATTTACTAGAGTTAAAAATTGTTGTGTGTAAATAATATAAATGGCATAAGGTATGCCAACGCACAAATATAATAATAACGCTACATTCTTAATAAACTGATTATTTAATAACATTAATGATGCAATCGGTTGACAAAATACCAATATAAATGCGCATATTGTAAAAAACTTGTTATAATATTTATTTTTTATATTTTTCCAGATAAAAAACTCTATAAATTGCATTGAAAACGCTAATAATAAAAAAATATACATCCACTCATTATTAAACTCATTATTTTTATATTTAGTATAATGATTGTTATAATACACCAGACATAAAACACCCAAGCTAAATATAAATGTATTTAATGATACATCTGCATTCCAACACATATATATTATTTTTATAATAATAATAATAAAAATAATTATTAATTCTACATATCCTACATATCCTACTGATTAATATTAAATCTCGCCAGCTTTGCCTTCAACGATGCCGTCGCGGTTTTCAATGCTGCCGTTTTGGCGTTCAAGTTCGCGTTCGCCTGCTTAATGTATTGCACATCCGGATTATTCTCCAACGAGATGCTCACGCCTTGCTCGCACAACGCGTTCCAGCTATCAATCGTGGTGACCGCTGTATTAATAATCGCCTGCTCCGTCACACTCAACTGTGAGTCAACCGGTGCGGGGCCATCCGCGGAAACAAAATAGTTAATATAGTTCATCGCGCAGCTCAACTCATCCATTACACCTTCTAATACAACCTTTGCATTGTGGGCGGAATTCGGCATCTGTATGGTCGCGGTCGCCATAATCGTCTCCTTAAAACGCCCAAATACTTCTGACAGGTTAAATATTTTCTTCAGTGCATCCAAAATGCTCGCTAAAAACACAGTGTCATCAATAATGCTCACTGTTTGCAGTTTTACGATAAAACTCGTGAACAACTTGCTTAAATCGTCTGCGGCTTTGCCAAACTCCGTAAACCCTTCCACCTCAATGTTTAGCTGCATCTGCTTCGTCTCGTTCGCAATGCGACTGGCGCTCTCAAACAGCACCGTGTAGTCCTCTATCGTGCCCTTGCCATGGAAGTCGGAGCATTGGATTTTACCCGCATACTCCTTAATCTCATTTAATAATGCATTGGATACGGTGTTGTTTTGATTAATGACCACCTCCTGCACTGTGCCAATCAAATTCTGGTCCACCTGAATATCGCTTGTCACATCTGTGGTGAGCATGGTCGTATGCGTAATTTCTGTGCCCGCCGCGTTTGTACCTTGCTGGTTTGTTACCACTGTGCCCAGACCGTTGAGCGTCTGGTTTAATGTAAAGTTTACAATGTTTGGGTCGGATACTGGGGGTAAAGATACTGGGGGCGCGCTTGTAGGAGGCGCACTTGTGGTTGCATTGTTTGAGCTATTGTTTGAACTGTTGTTTGAGCTGCTGTTTGAGCTGTTGTTTGAGCTGTTGTTTGAGCTGCTGTTTGAGCTGCTAGGTTGACTTTCGTCGTTGTGGGGGGAAGATGAATTATCTGCCATACATTGTACAAATAAAATAATTTTATAAGTCGCGTCCATTTAGTTTTGCTAAATGAAATTATAATTCTATTTTAACTAATTTTGAATTTACAAATCGTTCGCGTAAATTTAATGATATTACCGCGCAACACGTCTATTTTTTTTGTATGGCCAGTTGATAACCTGAATGAATTAATTCATATTGTCCTTTATATTGTTCTAGAATTATGTTCATGGCGTTTTTAATTTGAATGCCGTCTCCGCCACCATAATCATCCATCCACATAATGCCATTCTTTTCTAAAAATTTAAATGAGTTTTCAATGTCCCTCTTTATAAAATCTGGGTCATGGCAACCATCAATGTATATAAAATTATAAGTTTTATTATTATTTTCAAAAAACTGGTCTGATGTAACCTTGTGTATTGTTATTTTATCTGCATGTCTGCAAACAGAAATATTATAATCAAACCTCATTTCTTCATTATTCTGCAAAAGTTCGCTGTGGTCATTATTATTAATGCTTAAAAATGGGTCTACACAAGTTAATGTTGAATGTTGGTTATCAAGAAAATTGTCAGCAAAAAAAACACTGGATAAACCTTCAAAACAACCAATTTCTAACATCTTATTTTCTTTTGATTTATCCAAATATTTTTCTAAATTATTTTTAATCTCAGACCTCAAAAACCAAGTTTGTGAATATTTATAGTTATCCATAATACATATTATTAATGATTAATTATTAATAATTATACGCAGTTAGTTTATAATAATTTTGTGTCAAAACATAATATAAACATTACTCAATGAATATATTATGGGCGCATCTCAATCTATTCAAAAAATCAACTTTGAAGACATCCAAACGGTTATAAAAAATGCGGAGTCGTATTTGCTCATTAATACCCTCCCCTATTTTGAGCAAGACTGCCTTATTCGCTCCACATTACCAGGCGCAAGGGAAGAAGAATTGATAAACCATCACATTCGGCACACGAAACATTTAAAAATAATCATATACGGTCGCAACTGCAATGACGAATCCATATATAAAAAATATAATCAATTGTTGTCCCTTGGCTTCTACAATATATATGTTTATGTGGGCGGACTATTTGAATGGCTCCTGTTACAAGATATTTATACCGCCGACCTATTCCCCACCACGACGGCCGCGACAGACCTGCTTAAGTACAAGCCGTCGCCTAAACTAAACGTATCATTATTGGAATACTAAACTGATTAAATCAGTTCAATGTTAATGCAGCTCTACGCCCAAATTGGCGAGCTTATCCGCGCGCGTGTTTTCCGTCCTGTATACGTGTGTGAAGGTCACGTAATTAAGTTTGTTTTTGATTAACGCCGCATTATTATAGCATTCAATCAGGTTGCCCGCTTTCACTTGAAACGCGCCGTTGAGTTGGTTGATGACGAGTTTGCTGTCGCCATAGACGGCCAAGTTTTTTATGTTGAGGTTTAACGCGGCATTTAGGCCCATGAGCAATCCTTGATATTCCGCATAATTATTCGTTACATTGTCACCTAGGAACGCATAATTAGACCATATTTCTTCCTTGTTGTGGTAAATAACGGCACCTGCCCCACCTTTGCCAGGGTTGCCTTTGCTGCAGCCGTCAAAATACAGTTCAAAGTCGCACACGGTTAATGGGCCGACTTTCGCGGTGTTTTTGAAAGGTAGCGACCCGAATGGTTTAGAAAAGGGGATAAGTGTTTGATTTTCGGTCTGTAATGCAATTGGCTCAAGAAGTGGCGCTGCATGTGAGTGCGAACGTCTTGCAGTAATATCTTCCTCTGCGCTAACTGCGCTAACTGTGTTGTCCTCGTTATCTTCCGTTTTTTTCGCGCGGCTGAAATAGGCCATTATATTCGTGGATGGTGTTATTTTAGGTAGTTTGAGTTTGGGGGGCATTGTTTTTTGCGATTGCGATTAAATGAATGTTGAATATATTATATTACTTATTTTCTCTTTATATTCTTTTTCAATTTTATTGTTTAATATGTTTTATGTGTGCATATATATATAATGAGTAAGTTTATCAAGTTAGATACGCAATTTGGGAAATATGATGATGAAAATGATGACCCTGAAAAACATAAAAATTTTAAACACCATGCGAGAAAAACGCCAATTACTGAACGAATACCAATACATGTTCAAAAAAGTTTAAGTGATGTGGGTCAAGAATTACGTAAACACACAAGAACACACCGTCAAACTAATGAAAAATTACAAAACCATCTTAATAAAACGATTGCATATTACAATGTGCAACTGCACGATGCAAAATATGATAAATCTTACAATGAAAAAGATATAGAAAATAATTTAAAAAACGACATGAACAAAATTATTAATTCTGCATCCGACAATGATCAACTTTTACATTTAAATAAATATGTTTCAAAATCAAAATTTACTCATACCCCTGCATATGAGACTGCCTCAAAATTATTAGACACCGAACTTGAACGAAACGGCATATCAAGAGACCTCAATGAAAATGTACTCGGCGGCTCTTATAAAACCCGTCGCATACCATTACCAAAAAAATCAAGACGCAGTAAAAAAAGGAAGACCAATTCAACAAAAAAACGCAGAAAATAACGCGTTTACACATACTCGCACTTAATCGCGACATAGCTATTCGCGCTGTCATCGTGTGTAACGCGGAACGGTTTTCCGCAACCATAGATTAAACCTTTTGCAACATATTCGTCGCACAATTCTTTGCAAGTGTGCGGGTCTATTTGCTGCATCGTGGCTTTCAAAATGGCGTGCCTAAATATGCAGCAATTCAGTTGAGCGATCTCTACCAGGCTCTCGCAATGTGGACACGTTACAATAATAGGTGCGCTTATATTCTCTGTCATTATAGATAGCGAATATAATATTTTACGCGACTTGACCGAATGCCTTTATAAGGCCTTTTGCAATGAATAGTTTTCTTCCTTTATCTTTTATATTATTCAAAAAGGAAGAAGAGTAGGGGACCATGAATTTGTAAACAGGAGGTTAGTATAGGGCTTATCCGTAGGCCATTTTTTAAAACCGGCCTAATCAACAATTGCCAAAAAATAAGTTCAGGTTTACACTGTAAGTGGTCTCAAAACGCGAAAAAACAAGTTTGAAAATGCCAGAATGGCAAAAAGAATGGCCAAAAGAATGGCCAAAAGAATAGGCGCTTAAAAATGCCATAAATTTGATACAACAATGTTCCAAATCACCAAAAAAACAGGCGTTTTTGACCGTTTTCAAAATTTGTTAGAAACTGGTTTTAACGGCGCGCAGACCATTTGCGCTCACAGAAAAAGGACCTAAAAATATTCCCAAAAAGTCAGTAAGACCATTGTTTTTTTAGATTTTAAAAGTCTTTTGTATATATCGGATTCTGGACATTTATAAAATGTCCAAAATCCGATTCCCTTTTGACGGTTTTTGAAAATACATCGATTT